GTAAAGGCATACACGCAAAGTCTAAACAAAGCAGCCTAAAATCAAGTAAACTATACGTCAAGCGTTATAGAGGTCAAGGCAAATAAAATAATTGACAAAAGTCTTGATTTGTGAATTCAATACCCCTATATTTGTACTTGTGAATTCAATACCCCTTTGTTGGGTATTACCAGTTTTATCTTTGTTTCTCTAAGGGAGGGGTTTTTATCCCTCCTTTTTTTTTACTATAATGTTTTGTCAGTTGGAATATTTTGTTTTATATTTGCCGTATGAAAACTCTTAATGATAAGCTGGTTGATATTCAGGGGAGACTGAAATCACCTAAAAATCAAAGAAACAATTTCGGTAACTACAATTACCGTAGTTGTGAGGACATCCTTGAAGCTGTAAAGCCATTACTCAAGGAACACAATCTCGTGTTAAATCTGACGGATGAAACAATGCAGATTGGAGATATTTACTTTATACAATCTAATGCTGTTATCTCTGATGGGGATAAGTCAATAGTTGTAAAGGCACAAGCTGGGGTATCACCCAATAAGAAGGGAATGGACATTGCTCAATCATTTGGAGCGAGTTCGTCTTATGCTAGGAAGTACGCTTTAAATGGTTTATTCTTAATAGATGACACCAAAGATGCTGATGCTACCAATACCCACGATTCCAATAATCAAGAGGAACCAGATAATAAACCTTGGTTGCAAAAGGATTCTGCCCAATTTAACAATGCTAAAAAGGCTTTGGCTGATGGATTTTCAATCACTGATATTAGAAAGAAGTATAAAGTAAGTAAAGAAGTAGCTAATTTATTAACATCCTAAATATATAATTATGAGTAAAAATCAATCAAATGACAGAATTTACGTTGGTAAAGGAGTCAAACCAGGTAACTACGATCTAATCAATATATCTATTGCGGAGAGCAAATTGTCTTCCCATTGGTATGAGTATAATGGTGATCGTTATGTTAAGCTTACTGTAGGTGGCTTAAAACAAACTGATCAGTATGGAAAGACCCATAGCGTTTGGGTGAATGACTACAAGCCAGAAAATACTGGTAATAATAATCCAGCACCTAAAGTTGAAAAGGCTCCTCTAGAGGATGATATGCCGTTCTAGGTTTTTTTATTGTTAATTAAGAGGGGAGTTTCGGCTCCCCTTTTTAATCTAATTTATTATGGAATTGAATTACAATGAGGCTATTTTGCTTACTGAAATAGCTACTATTGCTGTGGAAAACAAAGGGGTTTGTATGGTTCCTGATAAGGAATTATTGGAGCTAGTTGGTATTAGCGAAAGGACTTACTATAGAACTTTGAGTTCCCTCGAAAGTAAAAACGTAATTACTAGAGAAACAAAGTCTATAGGCCATTACGGTAAAGAGAGAAAAATAATTCTTAATTTACCAAGTAATATACACAGTACATTATACAATGTATAGAACTATTAGTATAGTACTAAGTATATTATACTAAGTATTATAATAAATAAATAAAAGTATAATACTAAGTATAATATAATATATATATATAATTATAAAAAAACAAATGAATTCACAATTATTTGATCTTGGAATAAAAATAAATAATTCTAATGGGGGAAACCAGCAGAAAACACAGTGTCCTAATTGCTTAAAACTTGGTAAAGAAAATTATAAGGATAAATGTTTGGCTGTAAATTTAGAAAAATCACTATATTTCTGCCATAAATGTGGGTGGACAGGATCATTCAAAACTAATTTAATGGAACAAATTTATACTAGACCTAACAAAAATACTTTAGTTCCTGTAAATTCCGCTGGGCGAAAGTTCCTTAATTCAAGAGGTATTTCCGATAGTGTGATTGATAGGAATAAGATCCACTCATCTAAAGATGGCAATACAATCATATTTCCTTATTATCGCAATGGGGAGTTGGTTAACTATAAAACTAGATCGCTAAACAACAAGTTCTTCACCCAAGCTAAAAACGCTGAGGCTGTTATATACAATTACGATCAGGTTGTTAACAAGCCAAGTATTATTGTGTGTGAGGGTGAAATAGACTCTTTATCTTGGGAAGAAGCAGGTTGCATATCCCATACAAGTGTAAATATGGGGGCACCAAACCCCCACGACAAAACGGTAGACAAAAAACTCCAGTGTATTAGTAACTGCTACGAAGCTTTTGAGATGGCTAAAACTATATACGTTGCAACCGATAATGATGAGAATGGTAAGATACTTCAGGAAGAGTTAATTAGACGATTAGGAACTGAAAGGTGTAAAATAGTCGATTTTAGCCCTTTTAAGGATGCAAATGAGGTATTACTACAGGAGGGTAGAGAAAGTCTCTTAAATCGCCTTAAAAACGCCTCAGAACCTAAAGTGGAGGGTGTCTTTACAGTGAGTGATGTATATGACAAGTTGATTGAGTCATTCCACAACGGTCAAGAGGTGGGTACGACAACTTATATACCACAAGTTGATTCTGCTTGGACTTGGAGGCCTGGTGAAGTTAATGTTTGGACTGGGTATCAGAACGAAGGGAAGACTTTATTCTTAAATCAACTTAGTTTGATTAAGTCAGCCAAAGAGGGATGGAGATTTGGATACTTTTCACCTGAAAATACTCCTTTACAAGACTTTTTTGGTGATTTTATAGAGATGTATATAGGAAAATCAAGTCAAAAACGCCACGGTAACTTGCAAATGAGTATTGATGAGTACAATGAGGCGATAAAGTTCATTCAAGACCACTTTTTTGTTATATACCCCAAAAAGAACTATGATTTAACCACTATATTTGATAAAGCAAAGTATTTAGTACGAAACAAAGGTATAAACGGGTTAATTATCGACCCTTACAACGTAATTCACCATAAAATGAGATCAGGGGAGCGTGAAGACCTATATATTTCAAGGTTTATGGGGGAATTAAAGAGATTTGCTGTAGATAACAAGATATCAGTACATTTAGTGGCTCATCAAGTTACTCCTAGGAAGGATGATGCTGGCAGATATCCAAAACCTGACTTAAATTACGTCAAGGGTGGTAGTGAATTCGCAAATAAGGCTGACAACGTTTTATTTGTATGGAGACCTAATAAAGCTATAGATCACAATGATAAACAAGTGATATTTGGTTCCCAAAAGATTAAGAAACAAAAACTTGTCGGTTTTCCTCAAGATGTTCAATCGATTGATTTCGATGTTAGGCATCAAAGGTATTATTTTAACGGATTTACTCCATTTAAGGAAATTGACAATGAGAGAATTAGTAAAAACCAAAACAATATCACTTCCCCTATTCATAGAGAAGTCGGGGAGGAGAAGATGGATTACGATGAATAGCTACAGGAATTGGCATTATCAAGTAAGTAACGATATAAAACGTAGATTTAAATCCGATATATCTAGGAAATTGGACTTTAAATTTGATGGTAAGATAAAAATTGACTACTTTTACTTTGCCCCTGATAAAAGAAAACGGGATTTGATGAATGTAATAAGCGTTGTAGACAAGTTTTTTCAGGATGCTATGGTGGAATGTGGTTGCATAGAGAGTGATGATTTATCAGTTGTGGTTGAAGTTAATGCTTGTTATATGGGGATTGATAGACAAGACCCAAGGTTAGATGTTATAATAGAAAACGTTTAAAATTATGTATGTTCAGTTGTTTCCAATTTATGGGATTATGTTTGGAGTTAATTATTGGAATTCAAAAATGGATGGGGATGAGGGATCTATAGAGGTTGAGCATCTATTCCAGATCATTATAGGAATTATAGGTATATCATTTCACTATTGGAAAGAAGACTAATAGATGTATTGGCAGATAAGCACGAGGATTGGTTAAATATGGCTAAATCCTTTGGGCTATCTACCGATGATTCCAACGAATTAGTTCAACAAATGTACGTTAGGGTTTATGGGTACGTTGACAACATTGACAAGATATTGTATAACGATAACGAGGTAAATACTTTTTATATATACGTTACTTTAAGAAACTTATACCTAAGTACCCATCATAAACCAAATAATAAGTTTGTATATTTAGATGATTTTGCTAAATTAGATGAAATTCCAGATGATTCTTATAATATTATAAATCAAAAAGAGGAGTTTGAAAATCTGATAGGTAAAATAGAATCTGAAGTTGACAAGTGGTATTGGTATGATAAAAAGATATTTAACATTCATTTCGCTGAGGGAATGAGTATGCGGAAGATAGCTAAGGAAACAAAGATAAGTCTGAGTTCAATTTTTAATACTTTAACTAATATAAAACAAAAGATTAGGAATAAAACCAAAAAGGACTATGAAAAGTACCAAAAGACAAAGTAAAAAATCCTCTGGGCTTGGTGATACTGTAGAGAAGGTATTCCAAGCCACAGGTGTGGACAAGTTGGCCAAGTGGGCTTTAGGTGAGGATTGCAAATGCTCCGAGCGTAGAGACGCTCTAAATCGTTTGTTTCCGTACAAAAAACCTGAGTGCTTAAATGAGGCGGAGTACAATTATCTTGACAAATTCTTTTCCTCTAAATCTAACAAAGTAACTACTGAGACTCAAAAGGAGCTTGTAACTATATACAACAGGGTTTTTAATGAGAAGGCTAAGACTACCAGTTGTGGGTCTTGTTTCCTTAATAATGTATATAGCAAACTGGAGAAGGTATACAAAGAATACGAAAAGTGAAGATCTTAACCGAAATAGAGCTTTTTAATTACCTTAAACGGAATGTATACCCTGATTTGGTTATGAGTCGAAAACCTATGAGCAGGTGGGACTGTTATTCCCCAGATCAATTCCATAGGATAGAACTTAAATGCAGAGGTAAACATTACGACACCCTCCTTATAGAAAAGAAAAAGTACGAAGCCCTCCACCTAAAATGTAGTGATAATATAGATACTCCTGTTTATATAAATTCAACTCCCAAGGGAGTGTTTAGATTTAACCTTTTCCAGGTTGATCCAAAATGGGAAATACAATACCACAATAAAACAACTCAATTCAGTAATACCAATAAGATACCCAAGGAAGTGGCAATGCTGGATGTCAAAGATGCAGAAATATTATGAGTGATAATAAAAACAATTACTTTAAGACTACTACTGATTCTATAGTAGAAGACGTAAAATATATAATGGATACTAGGAGTCAGCAGGGTCAGAGAGAATACGGAACTACTTTGGAAGACAATCCTGATGGATTCTATAGGTGGATAGATGAGCTCCAGATGGAACTTCTAGACGCTGCCCTATATATTCAAAAGATAAAGAAGATGAACAAATGAGAGAATCCGAGTTACTTAAGATGAAGCACGATATTAAGATTGCCCAACAAGCTTTAGTCGTTGCTCTTGAAAAAATTAAACGCTTAGAAGATGCCACTTTTGAAACCAAAGAAGTACGAGACTAATAAGGATTTTACCCGTAGGTGTATGGGAAACGCGAAGATGGGTGAAGAGTACCCAGACAGAGACCAAAGGTTTGCCGTTTGTCAAACTCGTTGGAAGGAAAAGTTTTCCCCTAAAAAATAATATTCTTTTGTATTGTTAAATTTTTATTATATATTTGTTCAAAACAAAGATATAATGAAAGTTTTAAAGTTACTACTGATTAAACCCCACTACCTTATAGCTATGGTGGTTATAGGGGTTTTGTTCGTTATTGGAAGTGTATTCGAGATACTTTCATTTCCATTTTTGTTAGTTGTTAAATCAACAGGTCTGTTAATAAAGAACATTTTAAAACTACTAAAGTAATGGAAAACAAAAACGAAGATTTGAACTTAGAGATGTACGCTAGTTTATCACTTATAAGGGAGATGCGAAAGGAACTAATAGATCCTAAGGTGCCACCTTATATGAAGGAAACAATATTAAAGACAGCATTAAATGAATAAAGAAGCTATAACCACTTTAGATGGCAAGTTCTGGGATAAAGATGAGATCCTGGAGAAGATGAGGGATGATGAGTTTTATTATTCCTATTTAGGGAAGAACGCTCTTTCATCCTCTAGTTGCACCTCATTACTACAATCACCTTTAAAATACCAAAGGAGCCTACAGGGAGAGTCTGAGTATACCGATTCTTTTGGGATGGGGAACCTAGTCCACTATAAGATATTAGAACCCCATAAGTTCAATGAGATGAACTTCATAAATATAAAGGGTAAAAACAGCAAGGTGTTTAAAGAGGCTGTCCAGGAATATGGAGATCGCAATACTTTTACTATCCACGAAAAATATCAGGCTGAAGATTTAGCGGATGTATTTCTAAACAATTCGGTTTGCACTTCGATGTTGCACAATGCCACTTATGAGGAGCCGATGATTGGAGAGATTGAGGGTATTCCCTTTAGAGCGAAGGCTGATGTATTGGGAGATGGTTATATACTTGACGTTAAGACCACGGGAAAAGATCTGAAGTCGTTCAGGTATTCAGCAGATAATTGGAATTACGATATTCAATGTTATATTTACAGCACTTTGTTTAAGGTCTCTTATAAGGATTTTATGTTTGCCGTTATCGATAAATCTAATAAGTCATTAGGTTTGTTTAAATGTAGCAGGGAATTCTTTGAGAGGGGTAAGTCGAAGACTATGGATGCCGTAAAAATATATAGAGATTTCTTTATAGATAAAAAGAAACCAGTAGGGGAGTTTTTCTTTCAAGATGTACTATAGTAAAAAAGAATGTTACGATGATGTTATTCTATCTCTTTCGTTAGGGCTATTGTCCGAGGAAGACGTAGAACAGTTATTAAGATATTACGAAGAAACTGAAAATTATGAATGTTGTGCTGGTGTGAAGTCAGCCTATAAAAATTACAAATATGGGAGTGAAGAATAAAAAAACAATAGATCAAGTTCAAAGGGATATTGACATAAGGTCAAGAGCCAGAGATGTGGTGGAACAATATTACAATTTAGATATATCAACTCCCCGTAGAATTAGGGAGTACGTTGAGGCAAGGGCGATGTATAGCAAATTGCTGAGGGATAATACGTCTATGACTTACTCAGCTATAGGGAGTTCAATAGGTAAAAACCACGCTACCATTCTCCACATAATTAATCAATTGGAATTTGATATCTTAAACAATGTAAATCTTAATTCAAGGTACGTCCATCTGAATTCTATATACCAGGAATATATTCAAAGAGATATAGACGAAGGGAATGCCTTTATAGATATATCGGTAAGTTATGAGAAACTTAAAGATTCTTTTAAGTTGTTATCCAAGAATTACGAAATGTTAATGGAAGCCCACAATAAACTAATAGATGAGAAATCAAGAAGACAAAAAGACTTCTACTAAAAAGGTAGACGGACGTAGGAACAATGGTGCTGTAAAAGGTGTATATAGGGGTCAGGGTAGACCTCCTAAGATCAAGGAGAAAGAGACGAATGCTCTCACACTTAAGGCTATCACAAAGACTTTTGGAAGTGAGGAGAAAGCTTGGATCCATATAGCTAAAAAAGCATCAGAAGGTAATTTCAATTATACTAAGATGCTATGGGAATATCGTTATGGTAAACCAAAAGAACAGCAGGAACTAAATGTAAATACCAATATCAATATCCCAGTGATTGATTTCACAAAACCTAAAACAATAGATGTTGACCACAAAGAAGAAAAAGATGGCGAGACCGAAAAAGATAAATGATCCTAAAGATTTCCCAAAGGATTTCTGGAATTACCTTGTAAATCCTATAGTTGGGTATTATATAAAACAACCACCAATAAGTAAACAAAGATGAATAAAAGTAATATCGCAATTAAACAGGCTTACGAAAAAGGATACAGAGCTAAAGAAGACGGCACTATTTATAACCATAAAGGAAAAAAGCTTGGATTTAAGATAGATGGGAGGAATGTTTTTGGTTATAGTTCCGAAGGATTGTTTAGTCCAATTAGATTTAATAGATTTATAGCCTATCAATTATGGGGTGATGATGCTTTAAAGAAAGGTGTTGTTGTTCGCCATTTAAACGATATAAAAGATGACGATAGATTTGAGAATTTAGCTTTAGGAACTCAGGCTGATAATATAGCTGATAAGAAGAGAAATGGTAGTGTTAGAAGGAAATATACTAATAAAGAAAGAAAGACAATCCATCTTTATTATCTTAAATACGGATTTGCAAACACTGTGAGAAAATTTAACTTCTCTGGAGACGTTTTGTTAACAATGAATATTAGAAGATATAAAGATTATAATTTATCTTTAATTGATAAGGTAAGGATGGCTTTTATTAGAAAGTAATGAATAAGATAGAACTCCATCCAAAATATCAGACACTATTCAATAGTGATGATAGGTATTACGTTATAACAGGTGGTAGAGGCTCTGGTAAGTCTTTTGCTGTTAACACCTTCTTAGTCCTCCTAACTTATGAGAGGGGCACCAAAACCTTATTTACTCGATTTACTATGACCTCAGCGTCAATGAGTATTATTCCAGAGTTCAGGGAGAAACTAGAGCTTATGGGGATTCAGGATCAGTTTGAGATTACCAAAACCGAAATAACCAATAAGATCACGGGTAGTTCAATATACTTTAGTGGGATTAAGACCGCTAGTGGGGATCAAACAGCTAAACTAAAGTCAATTCAAGGGATCAATACTTTTGTGCTTGATGAGGCGGAAGAGCTACAGGACGAAACTTCTTTTGACAAGATAGATTATTCCATTAGAAGTCAGGTGGCTAAGAACCGATGTATATTAATTCTAAACCCCACCACAAGAGAACACTGGATATACCAGAGGTTTTTCCAAAATAGATCTATAGCTGATGGGTGGAATGGAAGTAAAGAAGGAACAACCTATATCCACACAACCTATTTGGATAATGTTGAGAATTTATCAGAGTCTTTTGTAAAGGAGATCGAAGCCATAAAGGATAGGCGTCCTGAGAAATACGCCCATCAAATAATGGGAGGGTGGCTACAACAAGCCGAAGGAGTTGTGTTTACTGATTGGCAGATAGGGGAATTCAATAATGATATAGATTCAATATTTGGATTGGATATAGGGTTTGCCAGAGATGAGTCGGCTTTGGTGGAGGTTGCTATAGATCGAGACCGCAAAATCATCTGGCTCAAAGAACATTTATACAAGAAGGGTCTTATAACTTCCCAGATATACGATTATTGTATTCGGTCAGCGGGTAGGAATTTAATAGTAATGGATAACAGTGAGCCGAGACTACTCAGTGAAATGAAGATGAAAAACCCTCCATTGAATGTTACTCCAACAATAAAAAGAAAAGGTAGTATCTTATCGGGGATAGCCCTAATGCAAGACTACACTATAAATTTGGAAGGGGAGAACCTTGTTAAGGAATTCAATAATTACGTTTGGGCCGTTAAAGGTCTAAAGCCAATAGATTCCTTCAACCACCTGATAGATGCTAGTCGTTACGGAATTCAATACTTACTCACCAGATCAGTACCTAAGGGTATGTATATTGTGAAGTGATGGCAAAAAAAGGCATTTGGAATATGTTCGTACCCTCCCCAGACCATTATAATGGGTTTAGATGGTGTACTGAAAGGTATATAAGGATATACCCTAAGTTCGTTAGAAAGACTGGAGACTACAAAATCATAAAGGAGGTCAATGGTCAACAGGTGTTTATATCAAAGGAAGAGTACGATAAAAAAGACCTTAGCGAAAAAATATGGGAATTTTATTTGTATTTATACTTGCAAAGTAAAAAATAATATTTATATTTGATAAATCATTTTAAATGGTTAGTTAATTAATTTTATTATTTTTACATCATTAAAGGGGCTTCAGAAATGTTGCCCTTTTTTTGTATAAATATTTGGCAGTTGGAATTTTATTTGTATATTGCACTCGAATCAAAAATAAAACATTATGATACCTGACAAAAGTATTTACTTAACATTAGACAAAATTACGAGCTATCAACCTCCCAAAAAAAATTCAAGGAGCTTTGTCCTTACAATGGAAAGCTGGGTTGAGTGGGTAGACGATGAAGCCAAAAAAGGAATAGATGTATTGGATCGATTGGAAACTTCTGTCGAAATAGATATATTTGAATTCCTAGATTGGATAGGGAAAGATAGGATTTCCGAGTTAAAATTAGAAGCAAAAAAATGGATAAGCAAAGCGTAATATTATGACAGAAAGAGAATTAATAGCTTTAGGCTTTAGAAGAAAAAATGTATTCGCAAAAGAAAATGGCGAAACAGCTTGGGATTATTACGAATATCACTTTAACACATTTAATGTCAGTCTTGTAACCAAAGCGTATGATGAGACAGAGGACTATGAGTGGCCCATAGAAATATATGAACCCAAAAAACTTAAACCTACAAAATCATTGATAGACGCAATAAAAGGAAGTATAGAATTATGAGTAGAGTACACGAAGCATTTAGAGGCGATTTAACGCAAGATGAGATAGAATACTTAGAGTATCTATTAGAAGACGATAAACGTAGATGTATAGCCCTCCAAAATTGGAGTAGAGTAGATTCAATACAATTAACAATAGATAAATTAAACGAAGTAAAATGGATGTTGTAATAAGAAAGTATTATTTAACCCCTGAGGAACAAAAAGAATACCGAACAAAGTTTTTTATAACTTTCGAGTCTGAAGGTAAAGTTCTTGAGATATACGATCAATCGATATACGATATATCTAATATAGAACTCCCACCTTACTTTTTCTTAGCTAAGGAGAACACTACCCTTAACTGGACTACTCTGTCTGAGGATCTGTATGACGAGTACGTCAATCAATGGGTGATTAAACAAGGAGATAACCATAATTTAGGAAGATGGGAACATTAGTAAGTAATTGTTGCGGAGCTAAAATTATACCTAATTTTACTGATCCTATTTGCTCTATGTGTTACGAGCATTGCGATGTTGAAGTTGAGGACGATTATGTATAGACCACTCCCAGAACAGCTAAAGATAATGGATAGCGATATCCACGGGCAAGGATTATTTGCCGTAGAGAATATTCCAGGAGGTGTTTGTTTAGGAATAACCCACCTCCATCCATCAGGTGAATTGTATAGAACGCCTTTAGGAGGCTTTATAAACCATAGTGACACTCCTAATTGTTTTATACTTGATAGCCCAGTAGACAGCTCCCTTTACACTGTGAGACCCATAAAAGAGGGAGAAGAGTTAACAGTATATTATAGAAAGTACAATGTTTAAAATAGTAGCAATTTTTTTTCTCACTGGAATCACAGCCCTGATTATAGCGTTGATGATCGGTGAGGATTAGTTTTAAATTTAATAGGGGTATGAATTCAATACCCTTGTGAATTCAATAGGTGTAAATTCAATAGGGGGTAGGCAAAAAAACGCTTTCCCCCTTATTTTTTTATAATATTGCCAAATGTTAAAATTTTGTTAAAATGAACAAATAATCAACAAAACGTTTGATAATTGACAAAAAAACGCCTTATATTTGTCCAGTGGGAAAACCCCCACAGCAACAAATATTAACTAATTCACATTAAAATGAAACAAAGAACAAAACAAAAAGAACAGTTGAAAAGGCTAATTAGCCACCCACAAAAAGACCCTTTTATCTTTATTTTGGACAGGAGCTCTAAACTTTTATTAATACCTATTTATATTTTTTTTATATGGGTATTTTATCAAATCATCATTAACGCTTAAATTTATCAATTATGAAATTCAAAGTTTATCAAATGACCAGCCCACGAAGTGGAAACCCCGTGGCAAATCAATACGAAATTAGAGCCAGAATAAACAAAAAAACCAAGGTTTATTTCCAATCATATAATACAATTATTTGCGAAGTAGAGGAGGGCGGAAATATCGTTTTAGATAAAAACTACTGGGACTATTCACGAACCACCCTAAAATACTTAAAGCAATTTTTGTCTGACTTTATTGGCTGGACATCCACCCCACTGTTGAGGGTAAAAATACAAATGGGACAAATAAAACTAAGAGATCTGAACAGATGAAAACGATAGACGTAAACGCAAAAGAATGGCTTGATAAAATAAATGGGAACTCTTATTTTTCTGGCACTATTACGCTTGACTATGGAACAGACAAAGAAGAAACATTTTTAATGGGGTTTCAGTATGGGTATGGGATGCAATACGAACAGGAAGCAAAAGCAATTTTAACACAGTTCAATAAGATTTCGCCAGATTATGGGCAGAGCCTCCGAACATATTGCCAACAAAATAATATAATTTTAAGGAGCAATTTACAAAGCAATTGTAACAAAAGAGAGTTAATACAAATAAAAAACAATTATAACAATGAGCAACAAAATACAATTCCTATACAATAGGGAGCAAAAGAAAAAACAGAAAGAAATACGACGGGCTGAATATCTCGAAACAAAGCACGGATATAAAAGTCAAAATAATTACCCATATAGCTGGTAACATAGAAAAATAAAAATAAATAATATTTTCACCCCCTTTTTAGGGGGTTTTTTTATTGCTTTATTTTATTAACCTTATTGAGCCTTAATAGTTTATAATTAAAAAAGGGTTGGATTGATAGCTTAATTTATCAAATCAAATCCAGCATCTTGCTTTAAATTATAAACCTAAGCTAATTTAAGCCCCTCAGAGAGGCAATAAACCACCTAAGTGATATAAGACCACCAGAGAAAGGTAAAACGCTCTTAAAAGTACCTTAAAATGCGAAATAAAGGGTAGTATGACGGGCGTTAAGTAGTATGGGTAAAGTAACCACCACTCCCCACAGACAATCTTTTCCAACTGCCAACGCAATTCAATAGGGTCAATAGACAATCCTACCCTGTGAATTCAATACGGAGTGTACAACTATCTCCACCTGCCACAGTAAAAGTTATCGCTTTGCTTTATTATACTAAGTATATTATACTAAGTATACTGTACTAAGTATAATACTATTTCTTTTTTTATTATATAACTTAGTATAATATACTAAGTATAATACTAGAGTATAATATATATAATATAATATAATACTAGCTGGTTTTTATTTATCTTTGAGTTACAAAATCGAATAAAGTAATTACTTTTGTATATGGCAAAAATAGAATTAGAAGTACCAACCTCTCTAGAATCGATTACCCTTGGGCAATATCAACGATATCTAAAAATATTAGATGATAACAAGGGAGATGAATACAACGACTTTGTAAACAAGAAACTCGTAGAAATATTCTGTGATGTTAATCTTAATGATGTGGAATCTATTCCCGTTGTAGAGTTCGATAAGATACTATCCATAGTCAGAAAAGCTTTTGAGGAAAAACACCAACTCAAGCGTAACTTTACTCTTGGTGAAGTAGAGATGGGTCTTATACCAAAACTTGACGATATGAGTCTAGGTGAGTACGTTGACATAGAAGCCACCGTAACCGACTGGCAAGAGATCCACAAAGCAATGGCGGTGTTGTATAGACCAGTCAATTTCAAAAGCAAAGAAAGATATACTATAGCCCCCTACAAGCCAAATGATGAACTGAGGGAATGGATGAGGGAGATGCCACTTAGCGTTGTTATGGGGGTTATGGTTTTTTTTTACGATTTAGGGATCGAGTTATCGAAAGCTTCCCTAGCCTTTTTGGAGATGGAGATGAAGAAAGTCAAGACCTCTCAGCTCAGGGAAACTTTGGAAAAAAATGGGGTTGGTATCAGTCGATTTATGGAATCGCTAAAGGAGACCTCACTAAATTTGACCAAGTTACAAGAGAACCAATATTTAAGTGTTTGATGTATCTTACGTTTGAGAAAGAAAAGAATCAACTAGAATCAGCTATGATTAAAAAATCAATGAGACGATGAAAGAATATTATAACCTTGTCGACAATATTTATAACTATTTATCTGGGAACAATAACATCAATACAGTTACCTATGGGGATATATTTGATGTGGATCTAGCAAAGCAAACTATCTTTCCTCTTGCCCATATAATTATTAATGATGTTACCTTCAACGAACACTTTGTAACTTTTTCTATAAACGTGATTTGTATGGATGTTGTAGATGAATTTGAGGAAAACAAACAAGATAGAAATCCTATCTATGGGACTGATAATAAACAAGACATTTTAAATTCAATGTTGAGTGTGGTAAATGGATTGCAAAGTTCCCTTAGGCGTGGGGGAATGAATGAGAACAACTACGAGATAAGCGATTCTCCAACTGCCACACAGTTTGAAGATAGGTTTGAAAATCTACTATCTGGGTGGTCAATTACATTAAATGTGGATATACCAAATAACGATATGGCATTGATTAATGATGATGGAACTTCTTGCTTGTCGTAATGGGTGTACTAGAGAAATTTAAGAATACGCAATCCTACTTAGATAACTATTCCAATAAGTTGAAGAAACTTGTTAAATTGGAAATAGAAAGATCTAGAAATAGGAATTACGTTAGTGGTAGCTACAATTCTCCAATCACCACAACTGGTAGTTTAGCTAACAGTCTATCCACATTGGAAAAAATAACAAGCAACAAGCTATCTTATCAAATCAAAGGAAATTCTTACGCATCAAAGTTAGATAAAGGCAAGCCTCAAGGTAGAATGCCAGATGTAGGAGGGATAATAAAGTGGATTAAAGACAAGAGAATTACTTTAGCTGATTTACAGTCAGGGGAAATTATTTCTTTGTCAGATACCAAACAAGTACAAAGAATAGCTTACTTCATCGCAAGAAAGATTGCTATTAAAGGAACTCCCGAAACCTCTGGGTTCTTAAGCAAAGCTATTGAAGATTCAATGGCGGAACTTAATAATTTAGGGAATCAAGTAGGAAAAGACGTAATGCTAAATGTAGAGGACATTTTGTTAAAAGCAGGTTATATTAAAAAGGGAGATAACTACGAATATAAATTTGAATCCTAATGCCAGACTATAGACTAAATTCAAGAAGCCCGTATTATATTGATGGGGTAATTTCAGTTACGGAAACCACCCCTCCAACACCAGTAGAGGAAAATACTCCTCCAACGGTTTCAATAACAGCTTCTAATGAATCACCCTTCATCAATGAAATAGTAACGCTAACTGCTGTGGCTACCGATTCAGATGGAACTGTAGTGGGGTACGAATGGAGCACTTCAGAAACCACAAGTGAGATACAAGTTACCAGTAGCTCCGAAGGTTGTATTGATTTCAATGTAGAGGTTACGGATGATGATGGAGATACTGCCAATACAACTAAGAGAATTTGCTGGCAGAAAATCCCAGAGATTATAACCAACCCAGTAACAGAAGTTTCTTGTGGTGACACTATAGCAAGAGGTGGCTTTACTGGAGAGGAAGTTTTCTCTATCGTAGATGTAGGGGATAAGATAGGTGATATAACAATAAGTTTTATTGAACCTCCTGCTGGTGAAACTTTTGGTTTTGTAGTTCCTGTTAATTTTAGTTTAGAGTGGAATGGAATTACAAGATCTACAGGATTTGTTGGGAGCGATCAGTTTGATCAAGATCTTTTAGATGCTGGAGTTGACAGCAGTGATATAGCAACAGGCTCCACAACCACTAAAGAACATCCAACATCGCTAACATTAACAAAGTCAGCGGCCACTCCAACACAAGTTCTACTAAAGGCCACCACACCATTGGATAATGACGATTATGAAATAACAATAAATTGTCCTGACCCAACTGATTTAGCTACTCAAACATTCTTTTACACTCTTGAAGGAACCTGTACTAGTGGGAACACAACTTTTGATTATACTGACAGTAATGGAGACACTCAAACAGTAATACTAAGCAATGGAGAAACTCGACTTGTATCAGCTCAAGAAGATAGCGTTAGTGTAGCTGTTTGTACAGGGGATAGCACAAAGGGTGGAGAGAGCTTTGATAATGGAACCCCAGTACAGGAATACGATGAAAACACTGAGATTATTATATTATACGATGATACTGGATCTGCAACAAGTACTAGAGAACCGTTATTAAAAACTTTCGAGGGAACTGTCAAGGACACTTTATTACAGTTTTATAACAATGATGTATCTAAATACAACGATAATGTTAAGTTTTATGGAATAGTTGGTTTTAGAGACGCCTTTAATATAAATTGTTTTCCAGAAGATTTCTTGAAATTAGCCACAAAAGGCAAAGTAAACCCAAGTGCAACTAAAACCATATATATGGTGTTTATGGACGAAGTCAGGAGAGGCTATCAAGATAACAGCCCATATACTGGAGGCTACTCTGATATAACAAGTACCTATACTGCTCATTTAGCAGAATTTAGATCTTTTCTTGATTCTGCAAATTATGGGGAATACTTCCTTAAAATGTTTAAGATAGACTCTTATTCTTTAGACAACACATTCTTCTTTAATATTTTCAATGGTACTAATGGATTTGATGGTTCTAAAGGATTAGGTGATAGATCAGAAGTAAGTATTGAAGATGATATTTTAATTGATGGGGTCGACTATTCTACTAATCCCTACTATTATCACGACTATATTATACAAGCTCTTAGAGACTACGGATTTAATATATAATTATGGCAACATTAAGCAATTCAGAATTAAAGCTTTGGGTCTATACAGGTCAAATAAATATTTACGACCCTACCAATCCAAACTACACCATAACTAAAACTCCACTACCTGGAGAGACTAGCGTAGTTTTTGAAATATCTGAATTAGCTAAAGACTTTATTCCTATATACTTCGATGGAGATTATGGTACTGCTGTTCTTACGGCTTGGGCAACTTGGATAATAACATCTACCTATAGTGATGGCACTATTGCATCAAGGTCTGATACTATATTAGCCACCCACGGATACGGTTATTTTGAAGATCAGATTAATCCTCAGCTTTCCACAACCCCACTTCAGCAATCTAATACCTGTATCTATTGGAAACACGATGAGAAGATAAGAGTTCCACTATATAGAGATAGAGAACTTTACAGTGTTGAATTCTTTATTGATGATCAGTCAGTAAATAAATTGAATTATGGTAGCGTCATTATTCCTTTAACAGCAGATAACACTAATTACGAGGCAGACAACACTTTATTTACAGCAGACAGAACCTCAACAATAGAGCTTGATTCTAGTGGATTCCAGACAAGTGGAGTCTCTACTCAAGTTGGAGTTAATAAGATTATTCTCACAACCAGTGATAATCAAAATATAAACCTTGATATCAATCTAATACAGGAATGTAAAAACACTCCCTATAAAATTACTTTTATAAATAGGTTCGGAGCTTTGCAAGATATATGGATGTTCGGAAGAAGAAAAGAAAGGGCTAATGTTAGTAGAGAATCCTATAAAGTAAATACTATTGAGTCTCCATCAACAGGAACTTATTATCCAACTTACAAAGCTACTGATACAATCCACAATGTACAATCCAAGAAAGCCTTAACATTAAACACAGGTTTTGTTTGCGAGGATTATAATGAGGTTGTTCAGCAACTACTTTTATCCGAACACGTTTGGATACACGAGGACAATAAAGTATATCCAGTTGTTCCCAAAGATAATGTTGTGGAATATCAAACTAACTTATACGAGAAGCTACTAAACTACACAATTAACTTTGATTACGCTTATAGCGAAATAAACTTAGTTAGATAATGCAGAGAGTCCAAATATACATTGAAGATGTTAATGGAGATCTTAAGCTTATAGATTTATTTGACAATGAATCTATACAGTTAACTTCTACGATTCAGGATATAAAAGATATAGGGAATGTTTTTACAGACTATTCTCAAACTTTTACTGTTCCAGCATCAGAAACTAATAATAAGATATTTAGACACTTTTACAATTACTTTATAACGCAAGGGGTTTATGATTCTAGAAAGAAAAAGAGAGCGGAAATCCATATAAATTATATGCCGTTCCGTAGGGGAAAGATATTCTTGAACAATGTCAAGATGAAGATGAACAGTCCTTACGCCTACACCATAACCTTTTACGGAGAAACGGTATCTCTAAAAGATTTAATAGGGGATGATGAGCTTACTGATCTAACCTATTTAGATAACTACTCCCACAATTACGATAATGATACTGTCAAAAGTGGATTAACACAAGGTCTTGATTTAAATAGCCAGTCGGATTCGGTAATATATCCATTAATTACTTCTAAAAAAAGATTGTTCTACAATTCTGATAGCCCTTCAGTATCTGCATCGGTTTTAGATTCAGACGGTAATTTATACAGAGATGCAAGTCCATCAACAACTAGAGGACTTGAGTTTACTGATCTTAAGCCAGCTATTAAAACGCTTCACATTATAGAAGCTATAGAAGAGCAATACGGAATAAATTTCACAAGAACTATAAATACAGGAAATACCACAAGAAACACTTTCTTTTCATCAGACTACTTTTCTAATCTTTATATGTGGATCAATAGTAAAAAGGGAGATTTTGATGATCTTGATGATGATGAGGGATATTTATTCTCAAAAAAAATTACTGGATATACATTTGCTCACCAAAGATCACCTCTTGCTACATCACCAGATCAAAGTGGTGTTGCACCAACAGCTCTTATTAATTTTGATGGGTCAACAATACAGCTTACTGGAGATTTATTAAGACAAATGAGAATAGATTTATCAGTTTCAGATCAAAATATAAAATACAAAGTAATATTTAGGAATTTATCAAACGGCACCGAAGATGTTTTTGATAGTATCGGTGATGATGCATTCACATATAATCTTGTGTCTGGAACAGCTAATTATGAAATAGAGATTCAATCAGAACAACCACTGACAATATTAACAGCAGAACTTGCCATATTAAACACCTTGTTCGCTCTTCCTCTTTGGTATATTTATGATGGATCTGCTAACTTAGAAACTCTTGCTTATATAGATGTATTAAAAAAACTACCTAAAATGAAAGTAATGGATTTTATGGTAGGAATCTTTAAGATATTCAATCTTACAGCGTTCTATATAGATGATGTTTCAGACTCTAATTTTGGCAAGATATACGTTGATACTCTTGATAACTTTTATTCTGATGCAACTTATAACAAAATAGGGCCAACAATAAATATAGATAAATATCTTGATACAACTGATCACACTGTAAACTCAACACTTCCCTTTACTGACATAAACTTCAAATATGAGGAGACTAAAACAGTTTTAATGAATAATCATTTTGAACAGTTTAATGAGGTTTTTGGTGATGCGGAGTTTAATGTCAGGAGAAACTTTCCTGATGAGATAGATAGAGGGACAAAGTACGAAATAAAAATACCATTCTCCCATATGAAGTATGAAAGGATATTAGACACTGCTGCACTTGGTTCGCTAACTGATATTCAATGGGGGTACTGTGCTGGAGGTGAGTTCACTGCTGACACTGACGTTCCTACTCCAACTGGAGATTATGATACTATGACTATTAAGCCATTATTGTTTTACGGTATATTACAATCTGGTATTACTAATACAATAAATTGGATTAACGATGACTCAACAACGAGCGGTTTGTCAAGTTATTGGAAACCTTCTAATTCTAGAACTAATGATATATCTACTGGGAATAGCTTAAATTTTGATCTAGAATTTGATGAATGGAATTTAACTTATAATTATAATTCATTATACGAAGTATTCTATAAAAATTATGTAGAAGGTGTATTTAACGTAGCTAAGAGGTTATTTAAATTAACTGCTTATTTACCTTCAAATATATTAGTGAATTATAGATTAAATGACCAAATAAAGATACAAGATAAGATGTTTCGGATTAATTCTATAACAACAGAACTTACAACAGGTAAATCAGAAATAGAATTGTTAAATATATTTAGCGAAGATATAGTCGAATGATAAAACAGATATTAGAATTACTATCGATAAATGACTGGTACGGGGTATCAGAAAATATAGATATTGCTAAAGGTAAGTATAAAGCTTGTGGTAATATTAAAGATTTAAGAGAGCAATTAAAAAGGGTGAGGTATGGCAACAGATAGTAAAAAGATATTAATATCTATAGATGTAAAGCAAACTGGTGCAGAAGGTGTATCTAATTCCACAAAAAAAGCTACTCAAGACCTGAGTAAGCTTACTGAAGCTGAAATTAAGCAAAGGATTGAAGCTGAAAAGTTGAAGATCACTAATGCTGGAGTTTCAGCGTCTTTTAGAGAACAAGCGGCAGCTCAGTTAATGGCAGCTAACAGTGGAAAGCCACTTCGAGCTCAGTCTGGACTAAACAATGCCATACTTCTTGAAACTTCTAGGTTGGCATCAGATGCATCTTATGGGTTCCAAGGGATGGCTAATAACTTGGGTCAGATAGTAAGTTTGTTTTTTAGTTTCAGTAAAACCGCTGGAGGAACATTAAACTCATTAAAACAATTAGGAAGATCATTATTAGGGAGTGGAGGTCTTTTGATTGGAATTCAATTACTTATTGCTTTTGGTGATGATATATACAACTTCTTCTTTGGAGCTTCAAAGGCTGCCGAGGAATTTAAAAAGAAAATAGATGAATTAACAAAATCTATTTCTAATCAAATAGTATTGTTTGATAGACTTGCAACTGGTCTTGTTAAATTTTCTACATCTGGAAACGCATTAAAAGATACTGTTTCATTATTATCAAATAGATTTTCTAAGTTTGAGAATGGAATGAAAAGACTAAAAGAACAAGGGCTTGATCAAAATGATGATGCTGTAAAAAATTTAGTTAATTCTTTTGGTAGATTATTAAATGTAGAAAAAGAACTTATAATAGCTGACGAAAAATACAAAAAAAGCTTAACAGAACAAGGTAAGGAAACAAAAGAATCCATAAAACAAAGAGGAATATTTAATCAACTCTTAAGGGAATTAATAGAACTTGAGAAATTATTTGAATTAGAAACTAAAAAAGGCACTAAAGCTACTCAAAGGAGAAACAAGGCTTTTAGAGAGGGTGATTTAGATTTTGAACAAGAAAGACAGAAGTCTAGGGAAAGAATACTGAAAGACTTAACAAAAAGTGAAGAAGCTCAAACTATAGTTCAATTTCAGGGTATTAGGGATAGAGCTAGAATAAAAACTCAAGAATTTAAAGATGACCAAAAAAGAAGACTTGATGCCTTTTTAAAGACAATAGAAAATGACAAAAACTATGAGGAACAAAAAAACAAGGCAACTGAAAGTTTTAATAAGTCTATAAGAGAAGCTGAAGAAGAATTACTTTCTTACATTTTACAAATTAATAAAGAACAAGCTGTTGCCCTACAAAATCTGACAATAGAACAGTCTCGTCAATTATTAGACTTTTATAGAAAGAGGGATCAAGATTTAGCTGTATTATCCCAAAAAAGGGATGACCAAGAAATATTAAATGAAGGTATAAAAGCTGGAAATCTTCTGGAGTTAAGGCAAAATCAGTTAGAATCTGATAGGTTGTTTATACAGCAAAGATTAGATAGCGAAAACTTATCTTTCAAGGAGAGAGTTAGACTACAACAAGACTTAAGTAAAGTTGAAGACGAACAGGCTACAATAAGAATAAATATTGCTGAGGCTGAAGCTCAAGGAAAAAGAGAATTGTTAAATCAAGTTGGTAATGCACTAAGTGCTTTTTCAGATTTAGCAGGAAAAGAGACTAAGGCTGGTAAGGCTCTGGCTATAACATCAACTTTAATATCTACTTACTCTTCAGCTCAAAAAGCTTTTGAGTCTCAATTCTTACCTATTCCAACATCAACCAGTCCACTTAGAGGGGCATTGGCAGCAGCAGCAGCAGTTGCAAGTGGATTGTCAAATGTTAAAGCTATTATGTCAGAAGGCAAGTCTAAACCATCTGCTGCTAAATCTCAAGTAAATGTAGAGGCACCAGACTTTAACGTAGTTGGAGCATCTCCAGAAAGCCAGTTAGCACAGTCCGTAGCGGAACAACAAGTTAAACCTGTAAAAGCTTTTGTAGTAGGAAAAGATATAACCAACCAACAAGAATTAGATAGAAATATTGTAACAACTGCTGGGTTAAGTAGTTAATTTAATAGATATGAGAATTATAGAATTACTTATTGATGAAGACGAATTGTTATCAGGTATCGAAGCTATCTCTATAGTAGACAGACCAGCAATTCAAGAACATTTCGTTGCTTTAAACGAACAACAAAGACATCAACTTGCTGAAGTAGATAAAGAAAAAAGAATATTAATGGGGGCTGCTTTGGTTCCCAACAAACACATCTACAGAGCTGATGGTGAAGATGAGTATTATATATACTTCTCTGAAGATACTGTTAGAAAAGCCTCTGAGTTATTCTTAATGAGGGGGAATCAAAATAAATCTACGTTAGAGCATCAAGCTGAATTATATGGGTTGTCCGTTGTAGAATCTTGGATAGTAGAAGACGAAGTCCACGATAAGAGTGTAAAGTACGGAATGGAACTTCCAGTAGGCACTTGGATGGTTTCGATGAAAGTAAATAACGATGATGTTTGGGAAAATTATGTTAAAACTGGTTTGGTCAAAGGTTTCTCTATTGAGGGATATTTTACTGATAAGGTTAATATGGGGGAAGTCTCCAGCTTTGATGAGGCAGAAGCGAATGAAATACTTTTAGAAGTAGAAGACTTTTTACAAGAAAAGATGCTGAAATTAAAGACTTATAGCGACTATCCAGAAGGAGTTGTAAGCAATGCTAAAAGAGTATTAGAGTGGGTTGATAAAAACGGATGGGGATCTTGTGGGACTGCCGTAGGGAAACGAAGAGCCTCACAATTAGCCTCAAAATCTAATTTAACAGTGTCAACGATCAAAAGAATGTACAGCTTCCTATCTCGTCATAAAGGCGATCTAGATGCTTCTAAGAGCTATTCTGATGGGTGTGGTAAGTTGATGTATGATGCTTGGGGTGGTAAAGCTGCCTTAAGATGGAGTAGAAGTAAACTGAAAGAATTGGGAGAGATAGATTTAGCGGAAGTAGATGATAAAGGAAATGTTAAGTCTAGTCCTAAAGCACCAAAGTCAGGTACCCCCAATAAGAATCCAAAAGGTAAAGGAACTGCTAAAGGAGACGCTTCTGGGAAAAGAGGAGCTAAAGTGTCCGCTAAAGACAGAGCTACCTTAAAAAATAAATCGGATGAATTTAATAAAAAGTATAAAGATAAATTGGGGTATGGTGTTAGTGTTAGTGTCCTTTCTTCTGTTTTTCAGCGTGGTTTGGGAGCTTTTAATACATCTCATAGTCCTAAAGTTAGGTCAGCTTCTCAGTGGGCTTTTGCTCGTGTTAACGCTTACCTCTACCTAATTAAGAACGGTAGACCACAGAATCCAAAGTATACAACTGACTACGATCTATTACCAAAGAAACACCCTAAAAGCAAAAAATAATGGCTACATCAAACAATACGTCTTACAAAGTCCACGTCCACCATACCACACAGTCGGAAGTTGATTCCGTTAATATTGAGGATGGTGCGATGCTCCATACCCAAGACGCTTTGTATATGGGCCATAACAATGAAAACGTAATAGTTTACCCACAAACAGGAGGTTTAAACTTAGGGTGGTCAAGATATAACGACACTTTTTACGTTGGTGAAGATGATTCCACAAAATTACTTTTATCAGATGGTGTTGAGGTTACCCTCCCTAATAATGCGGGTAGTGTTGTAAGGAGTAACTCAAGTATAGACTTTTACAATTCAACATCTAACAAGTTTATTGGTTTAAATGA